CTCTAGTGTTCAGCAAGCGGGTGCTTTCTATTTCGCAGTCGAGTTCGGCGGCGCAGAGGCTTTCGGGATAGGCTTCGTGAACGATCGCGATGGGGTTCAAAGTGATGAAGGCCCCGACAAACGACCCGGAGCGTCGCATCGGCGCGGTGGAGAACTTACTGACTCGCCAGATCGACGGTAAAGCTGGACTGCTGATTGACCCCTCATGCCAGCACATCATTCGCGGGTTCGACTGGGGGTACCGATACCGCAAGACCCAAAGCGGGCAGGGTAGCCTGACACCGGAGAAGAACCACTTCAGTCACGCCGCAGACGCGGTACAGTATTTCTGCGCCCACTTCAGCGGCGCCATCAGCGGAACCGGTGCGTACATGAAGCAGACAGCCGCCAAGCCAATCAAGAAGTCCTCGTATGTTTACGCGTAAGCCCAACTGGGGTACACTACCCAAATGTCCAAGTCCCGCACGTTTATGGTCCCGTCCCTGGTCCTGGCAGCGCTTGACGCCACACCGCTGACTGCGGTGTTCTTGTGTGCCCTCTTGGTTGATCTACGTTTTGAGGTGATTCCATGGCTGAAAAAGAAGTTATCCAGCGCGGCACTGTCCCAACAGTGAACTCCAGAGGGCAGCGCACAAGCGAGCGGCCCATGACGGACTCCGACCGGCGACCCCGAGCCAGTTCACTTGGCGGGATGAGCGGAAAAGCTGAAGCCGCACTGAGTGGCCGAGGCCGACAGATCGACGGCGCAGTGGACCGCGCCATGGGCGCCGACGGTACCTATTCAGAGCCGGGACAGTACGGATCGTCCACAGGCCAGTAAGCACGTAATCATGCAGCAATACGGCTTGACCCCTCCCAAAACTCCGGTGGACCCGTTCCGCCCAGAGCTGCGCCCGCAGCAGCTGAACATCGGCGGCCTGACCTCGATGAAACCGCTCTCCACCCTGATGGCTGAAGAAGCCACGGCGGCGGCCTCGGCGCGAGCCCATGAGGCGTCGGTCCAGCCGGTGGTGCAGGGCTTGGTGCAGCTGCTCCAGAAACACTGGTCGATGGCCAAGCAGGCCAAGCAGACGGTAGAGAACGAGATGCTGGAGGCCGTGCGTGCCCGCAACGGGCGCTACCCGGCTGACATGGAGGCCAAGCTGGCGGCCCAAGGGGGCAGTTCGATCTACATGATGTTGTTTGCTACCAAGGCTCGCCAGGCCAAGGCGCTACTGACCGACGTGTTGGTTGGCTCCGGGGTCGAGAAACCATGGACCTTGGCGCCAAGCCCCAAGCCGGACATCCCGCCTGAAGAAGTCGAACAGATCATGCAGGGCGTGCAGCAGATTGTGCTAGAGGCTGAGAACAGCCCGACACCACTGGCCGTTGACGACATCCGGCAGCTCCTGCGCGACGCCAAGGACCGCCTGGAAGACCAGATCATGACCTCTGCCCGCGCTGAGGCCAAGAAGGCCGAGACGGCGCTGGAGGACACCTTGGTGGAGGGCGACTTCACCACAGCCATGAGCGAGTTCCTGGACGACCTGACGGTGTTCCACTCGGCCATCCTGAAGGGGCCGGTGATAAGCAACGCGCCCAAGCTGGTGTGGGTCAAGCAGCCAGACGGCAGCAGCAAGGCGGAAGTCAAGACAGTCAAGTCGCTGCGCTGGGAGCGCATGGACCCGTTCATGGCGTACCCGGCCAGCTGGGCAAAGAACATTGAGGATGCGTACTTCGTCGAGCGCCACCGGTTGAGCCGAGCATCTTTGAGCGCCATGATTGGCGTGGATGGGTACAACGAGGATGCGATCCGGGCGGTGCTGGACAAGCACGGCGACGGCGGGCTCAAGGAATGGCTGGCCATCGACTCGGGCAAGGAATCCGCCGAGGGGCGTGACGGTACCCTGGGTGGCGACGACCTGATCGACGCGCTGCAGTATTGGGGCTCGGTGTCGGGCAAGATGCTGCGCGAGTGGGGCATGACGGACATCACCGACGACGCCAAGGAGTACCCGGTGGAGTGCTGGCTGATTGGTGAGTACGTCATCAAGGCGGTGATCAACCCCGACCCGCTGGCCCGCAGGCCCTACTACATGGACGGCTACAGCCGGGTGCCGGGTGCCTTCTGGCACAACAGCCAGTACATGACGATCAAGGACTGCGTGACGATGTGCAACGCCGCAGCGCGGGCGCTGGCCAACAACCTGGGGATCAGCTCCGGTCCGCAGGTCTCGGTCAACGTGGACCGTATAGCCACCGGGGAGGACGTTAGCGAGATGTACCCATGGAAAATCTGGCAGTTTACCCAGGACCCGATGGGGTCAAGCGCAGCGCCGATCAGCTTCTTTCAGCCGGGCTCCAACGCCTCCGAGCTGATGGGGGTGTACGACAAGTTCAGCCTGATGGCCGACGAGTACAGCGGCATCCCGCGCTACATGACCGGGACTGAAGGAACACCTGGCGCCGGGCGCACCGCGTCGGGCCTGTCCATGATGGTAGGCAACGCCAGCAAGGTCATCAAGTCCCTGGTCACCAGCATCGACCAGAACGTCACCAGCCCGGTGCTGGGGCGGCTGTTTGACTGGAAGATGCAGTACGACCCGGAGTTCAACTACAGCGGCGACTTGCAGATCACGGCTCGCGGGGCGCTCAGTTTGCAGGTCAAAGAGGCGGCCAACCAGGCACGGCTAAATTTCCTGCAAGCGTCTATGAACCCAGTCGATTTGGAAATTGTCGGCATCGAGGGCCGGGCGGCAGTGCTGCGCGAAGTTGCCAAGGGAATGAATCTGAATACGGACGACGTGGTGCCGTCGATCTCCGGGATGCGCCTCAAGAAAATCCAGGCGGTCATGGCCCAGCAGGCGATGGCAGCCCAGGGCGGGGCACCCGGTCAGCAACAACCCGCACCACCAAGCGGCCCCCAGTCTGGCCAGGTGTTGACCAATGGGCAGTCGATCACGGATCAGTTCTCTCCTCAACCAGCATAAAGGAGCCACATGGCCACAAAACCCGCGTTTGTATTCAAGGGTAAAGAGTCCAAGAAAGAGGAATCTGCCGAGAAGAAGGTAGGTAAGGCCGCGTATGCACGCGGTGAGAAAAAAGAGGGCGAGAAGTCCGCAACCAAACGAAAGTGCTAACCATGACAAACGAAGAACTGTTATTGAAAGAGGGCGCGTTTTACTTCGGCCCCCGCCTGATCTACAAACAAAAAGACATCGGCGTGCGCTCTGCATCCGGCCTGGTGTTGTTGGCTGAAGGCGAAGAACTCGTCAAAAAGCTGGCTGACATCACCGATGTCGAGGTCAAAGTGCCCAAGAAACCCCGTGCCAAGAAGGAAGAATCCGCAGAAATTGCTGATTTGGATGATCTTTTGTCGGAATAGTTGCGCGTAAGCACGTAATCTGATACAGTATTCCATATGGTGAAACCTGAAGAAGTCGAACTGTTTGACCACCTGGCCCGAAATCAACGGTTGAAGGCTTGGTTGGACGACAAATTGGCTGAGGACACCAAGGTTTTGATCCAGGTGACTGACATCGACCAGCTGCGACGCGCCCAAGGGCGTGCCCAGGCATGGCAAACGATGCTGACGCTGATGGACAAATCACCCGCCGCAATGAAGCGGTAACGATTTTTCTTTTTAACCTGCCAAACCCAACAAGGGTACAGGAGTATTCATGGCTATCCCTCAGCAAGTGCAAGCTGCGCTCGACGCAGCAGAAGCAACTCTCGCCCAGGCCAACGCCGCGCAAGCAGCGACCCCCGAGATACCACCCCTGGCGTTAGACGCCCAGGCCCAGCAAGCACCTGTAGAGCAAGCCGCCCCGCCGCCACCAGCGGCACCGGAACCGCAGCTGACAAGGCGCGACGATGAGGAGACTTTCAAGGCCCGCTACGCCTCGTTGCAAGGCGTGTTTAACAAGGTAGTCCCCGAGTTGCAGTCCAAGGTGAAAACCCTGGAAAGCGAGATGGCCAGAGCAATCGAGAGGTTGAACGAAGCCAGCGCCAAGAAGGAAGCCCAACCGGAGCCGCAGCACGCGACGGACCCGAAGGATTTGGAAAATTTTGGCGAAGACCTAGTGACGATGGTAAGCCGTGTAGCCGGGGCCGCAGTGGCCAGTGCCGCACGCACGTTTGACACCAAGGTCGCCCAGTTTGAGCAGTCGATAGCCGAGTTGCAACGCGCCGTGCAGGGGACAACCCAGCAAGTGGCCGTCAGCGCAGAGCAGAGCTTCTTTGACCGGGTGACCAAGTTGGTACCGAACTGGGAAACCGTGAACGTGGAACCTGGCTTTCTGGCCTGGCTCTCGGACATTGACCCCGTGTACGGACTGCCACGACGCGCTGCCTTGGACCAGGCCCAGAAGGGTCTTAACGCCGACCACGCCGCCGCTGTGTTTAACGCCTACCTCGGCCCGAAAAAGTCAGAACCCAAAGGACCCGATCCCTTGGACAAACAGATCAGCCCGAGAGCGGCGTCATCTGTGCAACCTGCACCAGCTACCAAGCCGGTGATCACGCAGGCCCAAGTCACCGCGTTTTACAACGATGTGCGACGGGGCGCCTACCGTGGACGGGAAGCCGATGCGCAGCAGATTGAGCAAACCATCAATGCCGCCTTGGCAGAGGGACGTGTCCGATAACGTGACACCCTGACGCGGGGCGGTAGCCATACCAAAGGAGCATCCAAATGGCTATTACCCGCGACACAAACCCGGTATTTCCGGTATCCGCCCCGTTCAATACGAACCCTCCGTACACGGGCAACTTTATCCCCTCGGTTTGGTCTGCCAAGCTGAACGCCAAGTTTTACGCCGCCACAGTGTTTGCAGAAATTGCCAACACCAACTGGCAAGGTGAAATCTCCGGCATGGGAAGTGCCGACCCCCGATGTCATCGAGATGAACATCGACAAGGCCAAGGCGTTTGCATTCCAGATCAACGATGTGCTGGACTACCAGGCCAAGCCGAACCTGCTCGACATGTTCAGTGCCGATGCTGGTGAGCAGATGAAGATTGCCATTGACTCGACCGTGTTGTACAACACCGTGTTCAATGCAGCAGCGGCCAACGTCGGCGCCACTGCCGGTAAGTTGAGCGACTACAACATGGGTACCCACCTGGCCCCGGTTGTACTGAACGCCACTGCCGGTGACGCCAACAACGTGCTGACCAAGATTCTGCAGATGTCGTCCATCCTGGACGAGCAGAACGTGCCTGAGTCTGACCGCTACCTATTGATTGATCCCGCAACCCGCACGCTGTTGATGAACACCAACCTGGCTCAAGCGCAATTCATGGGGGATTCCACCTCCCTGGTGCGTAACGGCAAGATCGGCACCATCGATCGCTTCACGGTGTACGTGACCAACCAGCTGCCGCGTATCGCTGCAGGTGCTTCTCAGCCCTGGATTTCTGGCGATACGACCGAGAACAGCATCACCACCACCGGTACGGCGATCAAGTCCCGCGTTTTGGTGGCAGGCCACAAGTCGGCCATCACGTTTGCGTCGCAGATTACGCGCATGGAAACTGTCCGGTCCATCACGGACTTCGGCGATTACGTGCGCAGTTTGAATGTTTATGGCTACCGCGTAGTCAAGCCAGAAGCTTTGGTCGTAGCCGTCGTGCAGTAAGCACGTAAGCTAATGTAGAATCAGGCCGGGCCAACACCCGGCCTTTTTAATGGCAGGCCATCATGCAATCTCTCGACGTTTTCATGTCCCGGCTGGTGCCCAAGGTACCCGGCTGCCCAGACCCCCTCATCCGGCAGGTCCTGGTTGACGCCGCCATTGAGTTCTGTGAGCAGAGCTTGATCACCCAGCACACCTGCGAGCCCGTCGCCGTCGTCGCCAACCAAGGCACCTACACACTTGACGTACCCGCAGACCAAGGTGTCGTTCTGACACTCAAAGCCTGGTACAACACCACCCAGCTATCTCCTGTACCAGCGGACCGCCTGGACAGCATCTTGGCCTTTGTCAACGCAGCCGGTGACGAGACGGCGGCCAAGGGCACCCCGTACCTGTTTTACGAACTGACGCCAGGCAGCGTCGGGCTGTACCCCATCCCAAAAGACGACGCGCCACTGGCCTTCAGCGCCCGCATCGCTACCAAGCCCCTGCGCAGCGCCACCACCCTTGAGGACGTGCTGTATGAGGACTGGTGCGAGGCCATCGTGGCCGGTGCAGCCTTCAGGCTTCACAGTATGCAGGGGCAGCCTTTCTCCGACCCGCAGTCCGCAGGGATTGAACGCGTTGCGTTTTTTAACGCCGCCAGCATGGCGTCCAACGTGGCGATGCGGGGTCGCGTAACCGCTTCCAGGTCCGTCCATCCGAGGGCTTTCGCATGACCATCACAGCCCAATCCATCATCAAAGAAGTCCAGGTTCTGCTGCAGGACGTGGACGGCATCCGCTGGCCCGCTACTGAGTTGGTAGACCATCTGAACGACGGTCAGCGCGAGATCGCTGTGCTGCGCCCGGACATGTTCGCTGTTGTGGCGCCGCTGGTTCTGGTGGCCGGAGCAACCCAGGCCCT